TTTAGTCGGGCTTGCTGCAGGTGATGTTGTTACACGTGCGGCCGATGGTACATTATCCGTTCAAAAACAAACTGTTCTTGTCGACGAAGATGGCTCAAAATACGGAATATCTTACAAAGTATCTGAAGATGGTGAACGTTTGGTCGGTGTTGATTATGATCCGGTTTCTGAAAAAACACCTGTTACTGCTATTAATTCTTATTCTGAATTGGCTGCTCTTGCCACTGAACAAGGTTCCGGATTTACTGTCGAAACTCTTCGTTATGTAAATGCGTATCAGAAATTTCTTGAACTTAACATGCGTAAAGGATTTTCTTATAAGCAAATTATGCAAGGTCGTTGGGATATTGACATACGATTTGACGAACTTCTTATGCCTGAATTTATTGGTGGTGTTTCCCGAGAGCTTTCTATGCGAACCGTCGAGCAAACTGTTGACCAACAATCCTCTTCTTCACAAGGACAATATGCTGAATCTTTAGGTTCAAAAACCGGAATCGCTGGTGTTTATGGTTCTACTTCTAATAATATTGAGGTATTTTGTGATGAGGAATCTTATATTATTGGTTTATTGACTGTCACTCCTATTCCTATTTATACTCAGTTGTTGCCTAAGGATTTTACGTATAATGGATTATTGGATCATTATCAACCGGAATTTGATAGGATTGGTTTCCAACCGATTACTTATAAAGAAGTCTGCCCGTTGAATTTTGACACTACGGATACATCAAGTATGAATAAAACTTTTGGTTATCAGAGACCCTGGTATGAATATGTTGCTAAATATGACAATGCGCACGGTTTATTCCGTACGGATATGAAAAATTTTATCATGCATCGTACATTTTCCGGACTTCCGCAACTTGGACAACAATTTTTGCTCGTTGATCCTGATGCTGTTAATCAAGTATTCAGTGTCACGGAATACACTGACAAGATTTTCGGTTACGTGAAGTTTAACGTTACCGCACGATTACCAATCAGCCGTGTTGCAATACCGCGACTGGACTAAGAAAATAATTTTTTCTTTTTTTCTTCCGACATTGCATCTTTGAGGCATGTGTGTGCGACTTGCTCCAAGGGTTCTAATAGTAATAATTGTTAAATATTAGAACCTTGTTATAATATTTAATCAATTATTAGTATTAGGTTCATTGGACTTGTCGCGCGCGCATACCTACCTTTGCAATATCGTAAGATTAAAAGGGAAAAGTATTTTCCCTCTGCGTGAAACGCAAATTAATAGCAACTTTGTTGCGTTCGTTAGAGATTGTAGCGAAAATCCTCGAAGAGATTGAAGCGTAAAGCCTGCTCGAACGCCCAAATAAATTTTAAAATTTTTAAATTTTACACTTATGGCTAGAAATACAAAACCGGATTATAAATCCGTAACATGTGAATTTGATATACAAAAAGATTTTGAAAGAACTAAACCTAATCTAGGTATTACACCTCAACAAGTAGCTGAAATGGCAAAACGTGGTATTCCCGTTTCTCCTATGAACGTAAATTTTATTGACGTAAACGGTGATGCATCTTGGAATATTGAGCCTCAATTCCGTCGTGATATGGATATGGCAACCGCTTGGGAAATGGAAAAAGCCTCCCAGCGTAAAGCTCTTCAAGTTCTTCGTCAAAAGAAATTCGGTGATAAGTATGTTAATCCTCAAAATAATTGATTATGTCTAGTGTTGGAAATGGTGCTGCTGCTGGTGCAACTCTCGGTTCTGCAATTTCTCCCGGACTAGGTACAATAATTGGCGGCATCGGTGGTGCCGCCGTTTCTGCTATTGGTAGTTTTTTCGGAAATAAGAGTAACCGCAAACAGTCTGCTGAAGCATTTAAGCGCGAAAGTAAATTTGCTCGTGAGGAACGTTTGGCGCAACAACAATGGATAGAACAGATGTACGAGAAAAACAATTCGTATAATTCTCCTGCTGCGCAAATTCAACGTTTGAAAGATGCTGGATTGAATCCTGATTTAATGTACTCTCGTGGTGATGTTGGTAACGCAACCGCTCCTGAAGCTCCTGCGCAAGCTCCTACGCCTCGATTCAATGTAATTCCTACGAATACTTACGGACAGACTGCACAAATTGCTGCTGATGCTGGATTGAAATCTGCACAAGCTCGTTTAGCTGATTCTCAAAGTAAGAAAACAGAGACTGAAGAAAGTTTGCTTACTGCCGATTATTTGTTACGTAAGGCTCGTACTGAAAGTGATATTGAATTGAATAATTCTACTATTTATGTAAATCACGAGCTCGGTCAATTAAACCATGCTGAGGCTGAAGTAGCTGCACGGAAACTTCAGGAGATTGATGTTGCCATGTCTGAAGCTCGTGAACGTATTAATACTTTGAAGGCTCAACAATCACAGATTGATGAGAATATAGTTCAATTGAAATTTGATAGGTATCTGCGTTCTAAAGAGTTTGAACTCCTTTGTAAGAAAACGTATCAGGACATGAGAGAGAGCAATTCTCATATTAACCTAAATGCTGCTGAAGTACAGGATATGATGGCTACACAATTGGCTCGTGTAATGAATCTGAATGCGTCTACTTATATGCAAAAGAAACAAGGTATGCTAGCTAGTGAACAGACTATGACAGAGTTATACAAGCAAACTGGTATTGATATATCAAATCAGCATGCTAAGTTTAACTTTGATCAAGCTAAAAACTGGGATTCAACCGAACGTTTTACAAACGTTGCTACAACTTGGATTAATTCCGTTTCGTTTGCCGTCGGTCAATTTGCCGGTGCTACTACTTCTTTGCAAAAAGGAGGTTTCCTTGGTAAATCAATGTCTCCTATAGGATTCCGATAATGATTAGCCCGGTGTACCCGGGCTTTTCACGATTTATTTTAAAATCGTACCGCCTTAACTCGATAAGTATGTAGTAACTGACACACCTTCTAAATCTGTGATTTATTTCCACCGGAAAAGTTACGATTTGCCCAAAGTGCGGCTTCCGTCCGCTTTACTATTAAACTTTCCGCGGAGCGGAAAAATTTTTTTTGAAATATGAATAATATATATTGTGAAGACCCGAAAGTAATTTGGCATCCACATGCCTCTAAGTTGATACAAAAGTATCGTACATTTACAATGCCGTCCGGTGTATATCATGGTTCTGTTCTTCATGTTAACAAAAATCATGTCAATAAAAATAATATTGATAAATATACGATTGTAAATCCTGCTACTGGTGAAACTTTCCCTATGTTTTTAATTGTTCCTTGCAACAAATGTGTTTTATGCAATGAAAAAAAAGCTCAACAATGGTCTTTTCGTGCTCTTTGCGAATCTTATACCTCTAATAAACAGGCTTATTTTATAACTCTTACTTACAATAATGAACATTTACCGAAAAACGGAGTATTTCCAGAAGAAATTCAACTTTTTTTTAAACGCCTTCGTATTAAATTGGATAGACGTGGCATTTCTCACAATTTACGCTATATTGCTGTTTCTGAATACGGACATTGGTCTAAACGTCCACATTATCATATTATATTATGGAATTTCCCTGATAACTTCGAAACCGCTTATTCGCGGCTTACACTCATTGAAAGCTGCTGGCGTCGTCCTACTGGTGAGTACAATCCTGATGGATCACCTGTTACTAGGTCTATCGGTTTTGCTTATTGTGTTCCTGTTATTAATGGCGGTATTAATTATGTCATGAAATATATGAATAAACGAGAAAAATGTCCTGAAGGAATGAATCCTACGTTTATACTCGCCTCTCGTAAGAATGGTGGTATTGGTTCTGCTTATGCTGAACAGCTTCGTGCTTTTTATGAACAACATCCTGACACTTGTGATATGTCTGTGCTTAATATATATACCGGACAATCTTTGACTATTATGCTTCCCCGTTATTATCGTATGAAGTTTATGCCATCTACTTCTATGTGTTATAATCCTAATTTTATTAAGTTTTTTAAAGATACTGTGCGTTGGTTTGAAGTTGCTCGCTATCTTCATAAAGAGTATAAACTTCCTTTTAAGTTTACTTATCCTAAAGAATATCTTTATCTCGTTCGAATGACCGGTAAAACTCCTTATTATAATCCTAATAAAACTGTAATAAATGATACATTCATAAAATATTACCTTCCTCAATTTTGTTCACCTACTGTTTACGAGGATTTGTATTATAAAGCATTTTCCTATGCTCTCGACTGCCTGTCTACCGCTCTTGTTTTCTTTGATTCATCTCAAGTCCTCAAGCATGAAAAATCCTTACAAATGAACGCTTTTCAACAGGCTGCTATTAACGCTCGTATGTCTATGAGAGAGGAATTAAATCTTAAAAAGGCTTCTTATGATGTAAGAGAGAAAATGAATAGACATTATAGGAAAGAGAAAATTTAAACTAGATTTAACTATCAATTAACACTATATTAACAATAAAAGGTTTATCTTTGTAATACAGAAAGGAAAGATATAGTATTAATTTAAAAAAAATATGTTATGAAAACTTTTTATCGTTACTCTTTTGTTTTTCGATTCCATAATCTTAATTGTCCTGTTTCTTATGAATTGCGTAACCTAACTGTTAAGGATGCTCGTAAATATTTTGATTATTTAAATGAGAAGTATGATTTTGTTTTTATGTTTAAACAATTTGATTAGTATTTAATTTTAATTTGTATTTTATGATTAATAAATACACATTTATTTTTGAAATTGGTTGGCGTGATCCTCAAACTGGACGCATCAAACCTTATGAATATCGTAAGAAGTCTCAAATGTCTATTAATGACGCTCGTTGTTATTGTCGTCGTTTGGCTAATACTTTTAATGTGATTCATGTTTGTTTTTATAAGGAGATGCATTAATATGTATAAAGGTGTATTAAAATTTATTAAAAGAGAAACTCTTCAAGAGGAGTTTGTTATAAGTATTGGTATATTTAATCGTCCTTCTACTGCCGAACGTTTTCGAAGGCAATTGCAGGATGCTAATATAGGTTATGATGTTTTATTAATTTTAGAAAAATTATGAAAATTTCTCCTAGTCAGTGGATTAAGCTTGTACAGCTGATTTCTACTTTTATTATTGGTGTGATTACTGCTCTTACAGTACAATCTTGTACTGCGTCTATGTCTGTTTTTTGGAAAAATTCAAATTCAAAACAAGATTCTAAACAAACTACTCAACAGAAGGTAGATTCATTAACAATTAAACCTCAATTTTAATGGCACAAAACATTTTTGACGCTACATTTGATGCGAATAATCGTATTGATGTAAATTCATTTGATTGGTCTCATGTGAATAACTTGACCACTAATTTCGGTCGTATTACTCCTGTATTCTGTGAACTTGTCCCTGCAAAAGGTTCTCTTCGAATTAATCCTGAATTTGGACTAGAATTGATGCCTATGGTATTTCCTGTTCAAACTCGTATGTTTGCTCGTTTGAACTTTTTTAAAGTTACTCTTCGTTCGATGTGGGAGGATTATTCCGACTTCATTTCAAATTTTCGTGATGATTTGGAGGAACCTTATATTAATTGTTCTGATGTATCATTTTCTAAGATGTTTACTACTGGTTCTTTAGGCGATTACCTTGGTTTCCCTACTCGCAAATCTTGTTATGCTTCTTCTACTTGTGCATCTAGTACTAATGTTGCTTGCTCGGATTCTAAACGGTTAGCATTGGTAAATTCTTCTTATTCTTGGCCTTCTATTGTTTCCAATCTTTCATATGGCAAAGCTATCTCTGCTATTCCAGGAGTTTCTTGTGCTAGTTCATACGATGATACTTCTACTGTTCTTTTGAAAACTTCTTCCCCTTTGAAAATTCAACTCTACAAGAATGCTAATATTGAATTTTATGTTATTAACGATGTTAAGCGTGAAAACATTTCACATGGTCTTTTAGTAGGCATTACTCCTGGTAATACTGCTGTTCATACTTGGGAGTTTAATATTCCTGTGGATTCTAAAAATAAACTTACTAGAATATCCGTTCCTTTAGGCAATTTGTCCGAGGTTTTCGAAAATCTAAATGCTAGTATTGAAGGCATTATTTTTTATATTTTACTTCCTTCTGTGGATATGCCAGCACTTCCCGATTTAGCAGTACCTTCAGTTACCGTATATGATACTCCAGAGGAATCTGAAATTACTTTTAATGAATTTCCTTTTAAATCGCAGAAATCTGGTAGTAATTCGTTTCCTCGTTTACTTGCTTATCGTTTCCGTGCGTACGAATCTGTATATAATGCTTATTATCGTGATATTCGTAATAATCCTTTCATAGTTAACGGTCGTCCGGTATATAATAAGTGGCTTCCTACTATGAAAGGCGGTGCCGATACTACGTTATACGAGCTTCATCAAGCAAATTGGGAACGCGATTTTTTAACTACTGCTGTACCTAATCCTCAACAAGGTGCTAATGCTCCTTTAGTCGGGCTTGCTGTAGGTGATGTTGTTACACGTGCGGC